GTAATTACAGTATTATCGTTATTATGTGAAAATTTTTTATTAATTAAATCTAATACATCAGAAGAATTGACCTCAATCGATTCTGGTTTTTCGTTTTCTTCAGGTGTTTTAATGCTTGATGCTCCATCATCAATAATCACGCCTTGAACATCAGCCGCAGGATTCGTTGTAAATCCAATACCCAATGGATAAATTCTTCCTGTTACTAAACGGTAAACAGGAGTACCATCATTTAATTTTCCGGGACCATCGAAACCTTTTAGATATTTTTTAAACTCATTTATATGTTCTTTTTTGCTGATAATTTCAGCATCTTTCAAATCTAAACTTCCAACAGCAATAAGATAATCATTAAATCCAATTTCCCAACTTGCACTAATTCTTTGATATAAATTTGATTCTGGATCGTTTGAGCTTTCTAATGCATCTGCGAAATCTCTATCAACTGTTCTATAAACAACAGCTGCTAAAGCTATATTAAAAGGATTTAAGCTTCCTTTTACATCTTCTTCAAACAATAATTTATTATCATCGAAAGAAGAAAATGCAGAATTAACAATATGACCAACTACTCTTTGCTTCTTATGCTCAATATTAGTTGGTTTATGAATAAAATATTTTTTAAAAGCAATCGCAGTATTTGTATCAATGCCGTCTCCATTCTTATTAAATTTATTAACAACAGCCGCATTAAATGCAGCACCAACCAAATCAATATTTTTATCTAAATTAACAGAAGATGGAATTAATGATTTGAGAGGCTCTAATGAAGCGACAGATAAGAGAGCGTTGTTTTCAAAATTTAATGAGGCTGTAACAATATTCTCAAATTTTGTTTTATAAAGAAACATAAATAATATATATATTTACACAGAATATTTTGTGCTGTGATATAATAAACTAGCAGAATAAATATCCAACTGATGTTCTGTTGCAAGTTCTTGTATTGAATTTAAAATTCCTAATTTATCTAAAACAGAAGGATCATTAACAACTTGACCTGCCAATTCATTCCATTTAGCATTTTCAGCGCCAACAATAATTGCTTCGCTAATACTGGCGGCTATTTTCTTTTGATCGCTAGATAAAGATTTCTTAGAATATTTTTTTCTTAATGCTGTTTCTACTAAAGCATTTAAATTTTTTGTTTCATCCATTGTTTTAGCAATAGCTTCTTTAGCGAATACAGAAGCTTTTGCACCAAGCGGCCTACCTCTTTCATTAGGAGTAGATGTCTTCTTTATTGGTGCAGCTGGAGCAACATCAGGAACAGGTGGTGGTATCATGGGAACGCCACCAACAATTGGATTATAATAACCCTGTTCTCTTTGTTGAACAAATTTTTCCTGAGCAGCAACTAATTCTTCAGGAGTTGGATAAATACCAGTTTCAATAACTTTAATGCCTTCTTCTGGTGGAAGAATACCAAGCTCCATCATTCTTGTGACAACGCGATTAAATTGAGTTTCATCTTTAATGGAAACTTCTTCAAACTTCGCCTGTGGGCATTTACCTTTAAATCCTAAATTTCTAAAAATTAAATCAAGTTGCGGTTGCAAGAAATCATTGAGGAATGCATTTCTCGCTTCTTTAAGTCTTTCAAAAAATACCTGAGCTTTAACTGTTGTATTTGCAAATTTTTCAGAACCAATTAAAATATTTTGTAAACCTTCTTTGATGTCTTCATTAACAATTCTATATTTTTCGTATCCTAATACTTTATTCATATCAGGAATTAAGAATTCTGCTTTAGTTGTATAATCTGCAACAAGCACGCGACCAACAGATTGATTGCGCAAAAGATTTTGCATTGCTTGAATATTTTTATGATTAATTCCGCCCTTAGATGGTTCATTACCCATCGTAATTAATAGAATAACATTCTCAATTGTACGACAAATAGCTTGATCAATCTTCTTCATTTCAAGCTTGAAGTTAATATCATCAAGAACAGGAAAACCAAAAGGAACAGCAAATGGCTCGTAATCTTGCTTTTTATAAAATGAATAAATTACATCAGTTGGATTCAATTGAATCTTCAAACCATCTTGTGACCACTGACCATTTTTGATTTTATTTTGTGTTTCTTTATCTAAATTTTGAAACACTAATTTATCATGATCGTTTTTTGGATTCTGTAATCTTTCCAACTCATATTCAGAAAGAATCTTTTGATAAACAACATACTTCCAAGAGCTTGTTCTATTAACTGTTAGATAATATGGATTTAAAAGAATATATTGAACTGGAATTTCGTTTTTAACATTATATTTAGTGGGATAATCTTTATTAAGGATTAAGTCCGTAGTATAAGATGACCCATCATACGAAGCATAGCTCTCAAGAATCTTAGAGAAATCATCAATAGTAAATTTAGCATTTATCTTATAAAAGAAAACATTGCCGCTTCGATAGTATTCACGAAAATACTGATCTTTTACGTTCCACATTTGAACGTACTTCATCCACTTACTGAAAAAATCTCTAGCTTTTTGACTACCGCCTTCTAAATAGATTTCAGCATTTGCAAATTCTGACATGATATCAATTGCATTTCTAAAAATAGCAATATTGGCATAAGCTTTTTGGCACAACTCAATTGCATCGCGAATATTATAACCATTAATCGACATCTCAAATGGCAACAATCCTTCGCGAATATTTCCGTATTTATAAATCTTAGGACCAACATAAGCCAAATTACGTCTTATTTCAGAATTGCTAGTTGCGCCACCTCTTTCATAAGTAGCATTACTTTCTGACTGATAAAATGGATCGCCAACTAAAGAGGGTTCTGAATCATTGGTTTTTAGCAGTGATTCTAAAGGCAAATTGCCATTGTTATCATCTCCTTTAGAAAACTGATTCCAATAATCAGATTTTTTTGTATATTTACGAGTCATGTTATTAATAGTTACACATAGTAACTTTAAAAGTGACTTTTAACCAATAAAAAGTGGCTGAAATGTTTCTGTTATATCTTCAATATGAACCTGTTGCATATCAAAATAAATTTTGCACATCCAATTTCCCAAAACCAAAGCCGAATAACTATCTTTTCTTGGTTTATCTGGACCGGTCTTGCGTTTTAAATTAGGTGGTAAATCAAAATTCTGCAATCCTTGTGCAGATGTGGTAATTTGTATTAAAGCGCATTCTGTTTTAGTTAACAATATCATATCAGTTAAATGTTCTACAAAATCAATCATTTTAGCTTCTTCATTTTCTTTTTCTGAATCGAGAGCATTAGAAAATTTTAAGTTATTAATATTTATTTTTTGTCTGGTTTGACTACGAAAATTATCATCAATAGCGCGACTTGCGAAATAAGTTCTTTGATGATCGAAGTTTGCTTGCAATAATTCATTAGCTAATCGAATCCAACTGGAAGTTGGTTTACGAAGCATAACATATCGATAATCAGACTTATTATATTCTGATTTTGCAGTTAATAAATTCTGCTGATATTCTTCTGGACGTTCGAATTCAGTAACTATTTGTTTTAGATTTATTTTAGCCGCTTTAAATACTTCACTTTCGTTACAAGAATTCATAAACTGAACTCCGCCGTTATAGTCCATACAAACTCCAACAACATTAAAATTATTTAAAATATATAAGAAATACTGAATATGATCTTTTAGTGATGAACCAGACAAAGCATAAGAATGAACCAATGTGCAAATTTGTTTTTCTCTATTAATTTTTAAAACTTGAATAGCGAAATCATCAGAAGATTCTGTTTCAGACCAAGATGGGTCAACGGAAACAATGTATTCATCTTCAGGCTTGCCAACTACTTCGATTGAAGGCTGTTCACCATCAGGAACAGTACAAAGAGCCATTTTAGAAATTTTAAAATAACCGGAACTATCATCTGTAAATTGTGCGCCGAATTCTCTTAAGAACTGAGATTCGCTCATTGTAGATTTGGCTTGATTAATTAGATTTTGATCGTATAACTGCTCTGGAGCGCAGTCATAAGAAAATTGCATAACGCATCTTTTTGTTTTTTCTTTATTTTTCGGATTATAAATTAGCTGTTCGTATTGTTCATATAATTTATATAAATATTCAAATTTAAAAGATGCTGAAGATAAAGCTATCAATTTATTATTAGGCCATTGATAACGATCTTCTTCTTTCATATCTCCTTGAGCAATTAATTTAGATTCTACTTTATACAAATCTTCTCTTTGTGTTGGGTTTTGGACAACAGAAAGAAAGGGTACAATAACTTCGTTATAAATTCTTTCAGGCATCAAAAGAAACTCATCAATAATAATACGATGAAAACGAAAACCGCGAAGTTTTTCGCCATCGCCCAGTGGTAATGCGCGAATTCTACTTCTGCCTATTTCCATCACCCATTCATCGTTGCTCTTAGAAACGTGAGTAATGCATTGTTTAAGCAAATAAGCTTCAGGTTTAGCGGCAATATCTTCAATCTTTTTAAATATCATTTTCGACTGACGAAAAGATCTTGATAATATACCTGTTTCTACTCCTTGATTTAAAATTGCATCCAATACAGCGTAAATACCTGTCGTATAAGATTTACTCATACCGCGAGACCAAACACCTAAAAAATAATCACTTTCCAACATACCTTTAATAGCCATGTGCTGAAAAGGAAATAGCTTTACTCCAGTTATTAAATCAGTAGCGAAAGTGATATTGTTTCTTAAAAACTGATAAAATAAAAGTTTTGCTTCTCGCTCTTCTATGTATCCAGAAATATTATTTAATTCATCATTGCTGATGAATTTCGATTTTCTTTCTGTCTGGTTTCCCGGTTCCCAACTCATTATCTAAAAAATATTGTAAATCTACCTGCCAAAGCTTACTACCATGATATAATAATTTTGGTATAATATCTAATGATTTATCACGATCACCAGTAAATACGAATTGAATTCTGCGAGCGTACTTATGAGATAAATATCTCATATTATGAAAAACATATTCTAAACTCGTTTTTCGACTAAACTTTTTTTGATTATATTTTATCTTGCCTATATTGCTCTCTACAACCACAAACAAATAACCACCTAAATCTATTGCTTTTTGTATTTCTCTTTCGAATCTAGATAATCCAGAAGATAATGTTCCAAGGAAATCAGACTCTGCTTTTCGATCAACAAATGTATAACTATATTCTTTTTTGTTTAATAAATAATCTCCAATAAATAATTTTTCTATTTTTGTATTTTCGAACTGCAATGGATCTTGCTCCCTTGTATCAACAAGTATTTCAGCATCAGATAAATCAATATCATTAAAATCTTTAGGAATATTTTTATTAAACAATGGTTCTATATTTATAAATTGACATGCGGCATTATAAGAACCAAAATATTTTTTATATATATTGATTGGCGGCAAATCTAAAGTGCTCAATTCATTTGAAAAAGGAGCGTATTGATAACTCTTTTCTTTTATTCTAGTCTGAAGCATCTCAAGAATCTTCTGTTTAACAATTTCTTGTTTTTCATTTTTTTCCCATAATAAAAATTCTTGGAGATCCAAAAATTCTGTTTGGAAATATTCTTTTTTACTTTTGTATGGAATTTGCTTTTTATAAAATAAAGAATATCTTGGAAAATACTTACAATAATACTCTGCTTGATAAATTTCATGTTTTTTTAGATGAGCATGTAAACTTTTATCACTGTTAAATTCTTCATTACAGGCTGCACATTTGATCATATAGCATCTTCTTTAGAAATACCTAAAATTCTAGCTTTCCATGAAGACATGTTTTCGAATTTATCAGCTTCATCACGAACCGCTTTCTTTTGCATTTCAGCGATTTGAATCATCATCTTTCTTTCTTGCTCGTCTTGGAAAAGCTCAACAAGATTAATAATCGAAGCATTTTTTTGATGATGCATTTCTACTCTTTTAGCTCTTTCACCATTTAATTTTTGCAACGACTTGTCGATACGTTGAGCACATTGATTATATTCTTCACTAATTGTTTTTAATATTTCTGTTAAACGAATTGTCAAATCTTTTTGATCTTGCACATCATGAAACATTTCATTAACGGTGTTTTTCTTATTATCAATCTGTTTTAAATTTATATAATCCATGCATACATTAATATATAAATTAATTTCATCGATTGTTAAATCTGGTTTATCCCAAGTCGAACGCACAAATTCCGCTTCAAATAAGTCTTTATCAGTGGCGCTACGATAAGTATCGTAATTTTGTATAAATCTTGGACTAGAAAGATAAACCAATAACCTCTCTAAACATTTTCTATGTTGAAGGCTTAATTTATTTTCATCTATATCTTGCCCACACCATTTATTAACTTTTTTAATTACTGAATTAATACTACGTGGAACAACATATTTTTCATTAACCGCTGATTCGTTTTCAACCAAATAGTCTGGATATTTTTCTTTAATAAATTTATGAATCGCTCTATATTGTGGAGTGATAAAAATATTAACACTCTTAACGTCTTGAAAATCTTTATTAAATAATAATTCTGTAATCTGCTTGGGAGAAATACCTGTTTTAATATTTTGCTCAATAAATTCAATATGGTTTGGAGTTAAAGAAAATTCTTGAACAGTGTTTTTATTTTTTTGTTTCTTATTTAAAACTCCAGATTCAATCATGAAGTCACGAACCAATTTACAAGGTTTATCGCGTCCAGTTAGATTTTCTTGTCCAAGCATTAAATTAGCAATAACTACATAATCCGTAAAACCTTCTTCAATTTTTTTAGAAATAAATATTTTTTGATCTTCTGTTAGATTATTCATTGGAGAAAATATCGTGTTCTTCTAAAATTTGTTTCGCTTTTAAATAAAGTAATTTCTTTAAATTTTTTATTTGCTTATAACCCGCCTTACGACCTTTTTCTGATGTTCTAAATTTCAAAAATCTTGCAACTTCATCATCAGTTAAACAATCAATAAAAAACATTTTATAAATAAAAAAATATTTATCATTTAAATTAGCTTTCATAAGAGAATGTAATTTATTTTCAGCATTTAAAAAATCCACGCTATCAGCTTGCTTGATATTTAAATGATAATTTTTATGATTTTCTAAACTAACAGGAATTTTTAAATCATAAGCACTTTTTTTAGTTTTTTCCCATTTAGCAAATAATGGACATTCACTACATTGTTTTTTACTAGGAGTGAAACCACAAGAATCTTCTATGCCTTTATCTAATGATGTTTTATTTTGATTAAAAGAACATGATAAACAAGGTTTAGCAAAAGAGCTGTAATTATTTCTTATAATATTACGTAATTGATTCGTAACAATTCTATTTATCCAAGGCTCAATAGCGCGAGATTGATCCCATAAATGCCACTTATTATAAATATGAAGCTTAATCATTTGCTCAATATCTTGAAAGTCAAACCAAGCAATGGCTTTAAGCTTCCATTTCATTTGGCGCTTTTTGATTATTTGATCAATCACTTCATACATTTCCTCAAATTTTTTTTTATTTTTACGGCTCATTCACGTCCTCAAAATTACGACTCGACTGACATTCTTTTAGTGATTGAGCTAAATATTCTTCTTTTGATAGAGATCGAGAAACAGAAGATGGACGATCAAATTTTTCCGAAGAAGGTTTTTGGCTAATAATTTCATTAACACTAAATTTATTTCGACCTTCTTTTTGAATTTCGTAATCTAATCTATTTGGTCTTATAAAAGTTGTTGGCAAACCATCTTCATCTAATTCAGGCCCTCTGCTAGGCTGAATAATAGCTCTATTAGATTTTGCTAAAATTTGACCACCTAATGATGATCCACAATTTGAACAAAATTTTGAACCAACCATATGTTTTGTTCCACAGCTAGAACAATAGATATTAGCCATATTCTATTATATTAATGATGATTGAGTTTCTCTAATTTCTTAAACTGATGAACAATGAATTTTAGAATCTCACTTCGCATGATATCTTCTTCTGTAAATTCGAAACAGAAAATACCTTTTTCTCGACTTTCTTCGTTATGAAATAAATCATATATCTTCATAAAACCTGATTTATTTCCAACATCAGATTGCATAGAATCGCCGCAAATAAAGATTTTAGTATTTTCACCAATTCTTGTTATTGCTGTTATTAATTCTTTAGTAGAAAAATTTTGACATTCATCAATTAAAATAATCATGTCTTTCCAAGTTGCACCTCTTAAAAAATTAACAGGCAAAGCTTCTATCAGTTTATGCTGCTCTAAATATTTTGTTTGATTAATAGGTATTAATTCATCCAATTTATCATATAAAGGTATCATAAATGGATTAAACTTTTCATCAACTGTACCGGGCAATGCACCCAAAGCTCTTTCTCCAGACTCAGCTATTGTACGAATGTATTTGATTTCAGAATGCTGGCCAGTATTAAATAAATGAAGAGCACAATATACACTAATAAAACTTTTTGCTGATCCTGCGGGTCCATTTATAAATATTATTTTTGTATTTTTATCGAAAGCTATTTGAACAATATGTCTTTGTTTTTCAGTTAATTTAAAATCCTTAATATTTAATTTTATATTTTTAAAATTATTAATTTCAATTGCTTCATCAATTTCAGACTTTATATGTTTTTTCTTCTTTTTATTTGACATGTTAAATAAGAATTACACTATGATATATGGTTTTTCACTGTCTAAGTATTCCGTATGCACCCACAAGAAAAGAAATTTCTTTATGCGCTTTTATTCAAAAAGTATATAAATTTTGTGACGAAATGACAAAAAGAGGCCACACTGTTTATCATTATGGTCATGAAAATTCTATTGTTAATTGCACTAAACATATTAATGTTACTAATGATGATATTTTAAAAAATGATTATGGCAACTTAAATTATTGGCAACAAACAGGTTTTGATCAAAATGTTGAAACACAAACATTTAAAATATTTAATAAAAATTGTATCACAGAAATAGAAAAAAGATTAAAAGATAAAAATGAATTTATACTTTGCTGGTTTGGATTCGGACATCTTGAATGCGCTGAACACTTTAAAGACAGAGCAATTATTATAGAACCTAGCATTGGATATGATTCAATGTTTGCACCAATTAAAATTTTTGAAACAAAAAGTCAATTAAGCAAGATGCATGGAATGGCACAAACCAATGTAAATTTTGAAAGAGAATATGTTGTATATCCCGGTTTTGATAGAAATGATTTCGAATATAAATCTGAAAAATCTAATACAGCATTATTTTTGGGTCGAATTATATCAGAAAAAGGCGCAAAACTTGCATATGATATTTGCAATCATATAGGACAAGAAATTATTTTTGCAGGACCAAATATAATGAATTTACAAGATACTGAATACTGTAAATTTATTGGATTTGTAGAACCGAAACAAAGAAAACAATTATTGAGCAATGCAAAATTTTTATTTGCACCGAGTTTATTTATTGAGCCTTGTAATTGGACCGTTATTGAAGCTCAATTTTCAGGAACACCCACAATAACCACAGATTTTGGCGGCTTTGCAGAAACAGTAGCTCAATTAAAAACTGGATTTCGATGTTTTGACGCTGCAACTATGATTCATTCTATATTAAATATTAAAGACATAAATCCAACAGAATGTTATAAAAATGCAATAGATAAATTTACAATAGAAAAGCAGTGTGATAATTATGAATTTATTTTTAATTCATTGATGCACTGATCTATTTTTTGTTTAACCATATCAAAAGAAATTTCTTTACTGCATTCAAATTTTTTATTATTTGGACAGTACAACCAACCTTCCGATAAAATCCTATCTTTATTGTTTATAGATTCATCGTTCAAACAACCATGACAAACATTTTTATTTATTACCCTATAATTATTAGAAATAAATTCATTATTTTCTTGGGTGCAACCGGAAATCATTACGACTTTTTTATTTAAAGCCCATGCTAACCAACTTAATCCACTGCTTAAGCCAATAAAAAATTCACAATTTTTAAGCTGTTCTATTCTGTATTCAATAGGATAATTTCCTGTTTCATTAAATGCTTTTTGAGGTATATGATTCCAATGGCCAGATATGCCAAAAATCTCATCTTTATCAATTGCATAAACATCATAACCATTATCTTTTAGATACTTAATAGTTTTATTCCATCCTGAATTGTTATTCCAATATTTCATTTGACAAGTAGATTGAATTCCAATGCATACATATTTTTTCTTTTTCTTAAATTTATATTTATCAAAATTTTTTATTGAAGGAATTATTTCTTTATAATCAATTCCCAATTGATCGCAAATTAATTTTTGTATTGGACAATTTTTAAAATGAAAATTAATTTCAAATATTTTATCATATGAAATATTCTCAGATTTATTAATGAAATGAACATTTTCATTATTTGACTGAAGAATATTATGCCATTTTGTTTTTACAAAAACTTTTCCGCCATATTTTTTTTGATATAAATCTGCATATGGAGAAAAAGCGATATTGTCACCAAGAGCTTCTGTTATAAAAATAATACAAGTAGTCATTGATTATGAATATTTTTTTTCTGTTTTATCGATATAAGAATATCCCTCAAATTCAAAACAAATTTTATCAGTGTTAAATCTTAAAAACTTTTCACCTTCTCTTTCAAAACAATAATTTAACCACCAATCAAAAGCATGAAAATCATATTTATTAAAAATATATTTATAAAAATATTTATGTTTTTTAGAAATAATATATAAATGTGCTCCCCATATATTTTCAATAGAATAAATATCATCTATTATTTTATTTTCACTTTTAATTTCATCTACGCTTCTTCCAAATGTGAAAAGTTTATAATTAGTTTTTTCTAATATTTGGATAGCTTTTTCGAAAAAAGTTTTAAAAGATTTAGAATCAGTTAAAATTTTACTATCTCCTTCGGAAACAACTAAATAATCATAATCGTTTTCATTTTCAAAAAAATCTAAAATAGCATCAGTATGGGCTTTGTAACAGCCATAATGTCGAGGAGTTAAACCAAACTCATCAGATTTTTTATCGATTTTAATCCAATGTGTATTGTTTTCAAAAACTTTCAAATTTTCAGGGAAAGCATCGTAAATTTTTGAATTTTTTATACAATAATTAACATACGGCATTAAAGAAAAACCATTAATAATATTTTCAATAGATAATTTTTCTTTGTTTCCGTTTTTATCAGAAATTAAATGAGCCAATAGGATCTTTGGATTCTTAAGATCAGATAACAATAAATCTATTTTTTCTTTTACCATTTCAAAAGTTATTTCTTTGGTACATTCAAAATTTTTATTTCTAGGGCACCAAGACCAATTTCCTTTGTCGAATAAAATTTCTGGATCGTTCCAGCAACTATTACAAATATTTTTATTATGAACTCTATATGGAGTATAGAATTCAGATTTTGGATCTGAAAAACCAGAGATCATAACAACTGGTTTTCCAATCGCCCAAGCTAACCATGATAAACCTGAACCAAGGCCAATAAAAAAATCGCAAAAATAAAGATCGTTAATTCTCTCCTCCAAGGAAATATCTCCTGTTTTATCTAATGAATTATAAGGAATAGAATTAACATATTGACCATAACCTATATTATTATGCTTATCAATAGATACGACTTCGTATCCTAAAGATTTTAAATAATCAACTAATTTAATCCAACCGCCTTCATTATTCCAAAATTTTGCTTGCGCAGTAGATAAAGATCCAATGCAAATATATTTTTTATTAAAATTATTTCTAAGATTTTTTGGTAAAGAAATTTTTGGACGAATTTCAATATACTCTAAACCTAAAATTTTAAATGCCAGTTCTTGTAAATTAAATTCATTCCATTTTTTATTATTAATATCAAAACATCCTAACGAATAATCAACCGTATTAGGTTTTTCATTATAATTATAAAAATTTATATTTGAATATTCTTTTTCAAACAATTCTTTATATGGAGTATAATATTTTACTTTGCAGCGATGAATTTTTTGAAAATGATCAACTACTGGAACCCAAGCTATATTGTCTCCAAGAGATCCAGATTCATTAACAATTGAAATTGTTTTTTCTGAATAAGCGTAAATAACGCCTTTCTTTTGATTAAAATCATCAGTTAATTCATAATTTAAATTAAAATGCTCAATTAAAAAATTATTTGATTGCAGTTTATTTAAAATACAATCACGCAATAGATGACCATCATTATGATGATACTCAATAATAAATGATTTAAATTTTTTAATGATATCATCAGTTAAATATTTAAATATTTCATATTCAAAACCTTCAATATCTATTTTTAAAACATCAATTTTTTCTAATTTATATTTTTTAAAAATAGAATCAATTGTACAAGTTGGAACTGAAATTGTTTCAATATTTTGCAAATCATTTCCATCCGCTTCAGTTTGTTTATCAAAATAAAAAGATGTTAAAGTGGAATTACCGCAAGTAGTTAAATTAACTGTTTCTTCTTTAAAAGATAAAGCTTTATTTTCTAAATAAACTTGTTGGATATTTTTAAAAGTTTCTTGTAAAACACCAAAAGATTTTGAAGGTTCTATAGCAATAATTTTACTAGCTTTTTTAGATAAACAAAAATCAACAAAAGTACCACAACTAGCTCCAACATCTAAAACAATATCATTTTCTTTAATAATTGATTTATAAAAATCTTTTGAATAAAAATCAAAACTCTGAGAAAAGAAATTATCATATAAACATAAATCCAAATCAGTAGAAAATTTAAACTGCCTTTCATGTTTATTAGTATGGCAATCAGGATTTATCGGAATTTCAATATCAAAAAGAAGTTTATTATTTCTGTAAGCAATAAATTTAAAACCAGTAAAAATATCTATATCTAGTTCTTTTTCTAAATATGGGCTTGTAAAATATTCCCAGCCTTGAATAATCGAAAAACTCTGTCTATTATTTATATAAGATAAATTTAAATTCTTTTTTAAATCTTTAACGATTAAAATAAAATCGCGAATATCTTTTGTTGTGTAAAAGAATAATTTATTTTTTGATTTTTCGTATTTAAAATATAAACCCGATAAATCAACAGACGCATCACAATAAATAATTTTATGATTTATATTTTTAAGTATTGAATTTGAATGGTTATTAAACTTTTTAGATACAGAAAATTGCAAATTATCGTTTGAATCATAAACATTAAATAACACTTCATTAACTGAAGATTTTAACTCCGCTAATGCAGAAAAATACTCACATCCATATTCGCAAGTTATTTTATCTTCAAAAAGAATAGAATTATCATCGGCATTTAAAAATTTTATTTTAGCATCTACATTAAAAATTGAATTATTTGTATATCTAATTCCTAAATTATTATGAGTAAAACCTACAAAAGAAATTGATGCAGATGATAAAGTTTTTTGTAATTCCATGATATTATTAAATGCGATTTTAGCTGAGTTGATCCAAGAAAAATTCTTAATTATAATAGAAGATTCATCGATACTTTTCTTTAAAAATTTATCATAATTTTCATAAATTTCAATCATTTTATTTTTCAAATCATCAAAATCAGGAATATAATAATCACCTTGAATGCTTTTACAAAATTGTTCTGAAATGAATTTGTCCGCTTTTTCTTGTGATTTGATTTTGATTGGAATGCCTAAATTTTTTGCAAACTCTAATTGACCACTGCATTCAGAATAAATTGAAGGAACTCCACATGCCATTGCCTCTATCAATGGCAAATTCCAACCTTCTCCTTTTGAACAAGATAAAAATACATGAATAGATTTCAAACAATCAACATAATCTTGTTTAGTTAAAAAATTCAAAATACGAATATTTTTGCTTTCAAGATTATAATGCTTTAATCTATTTTGTGTATTTTTTAAACCATCTATATCATATGGATTATCAACAGATAATAAAAGTTCAACATTTTCATTATTTTTAAATAAATTATTAAAACATCGAATCAAATCGATAGTACTTTTTCTTTGATCCCAGCGACCAAAAATCGCAAAAGTAAATTTATTTTTTAATTTTTTATTTTTAGTATTGAAAACATTTTCGTCAACACCCAAAGGTACAATTCGGATTTTATCAGATGGAAACCCTTGTTCAATCAAACAATTTTTTTGCCATTCAGATGGAACCCAAAATTGATTAAATTTTTTAATTTGATCTAAAAAGTCATTTGGAAACTCAGTTGTTTCATACATGCTATAAGCAATTTTTGGACCTTTATAATCATCATAAAAATAATGATGATAAGATTCATTTATGACTAAATTAATATCAGGTTGATAATTTGCTTGATAATTATATATTGGATAATCAGTTCTTGAACCATCTTGATTATATAAAGTTTGTGAATGCAATATTTTCTTATGATTCTCTTCTATATCTAAATCATGGGGAGTTAAATTATAACTTTTCCAATTATTAAAAATAGTATAATTTCTAACTTTAACATCGCATATATTATTTAATTCCAGTAATAAATTTTGACAGACAGCATTAAAACCCCCATTACCGACAAAACTGCAACTCGTTAAAACTTTCAATTTATTTTTATCTAAATCTTTTAGGTAATCGAAAGCTAAAGAAGCGGCATTTTCCCAAGTAAATGTTTTAGCAATATCTTTTGCCTCATCTAAAGCTTTTTGTTTATAAAAACTATAATTTTTATAAACATCTAGCATTTTATTTTTTAAATCATCAAAATCCGGTTCGTACCAATAACCAGGAGAAATTTGATTTTTATTTTGTAAAAAATCTTGAGCTAAAACTCTGTTTTTAATTTTTACTGAAATACCTTTTCCTTCTGCAAATTCCAATTGACCACTGCATTCCGAATAAATAGATGGAGTGCCACACGCCATTGCCTCAAGCAAAGGAATATTCCATCCCTCACCTCTGGCACAAGATAAAAATACATGTCCCTTTTGTAAATATTCTATATAATCTTTACGGTCTGGAAAATTTAAAACTTTAATATTCGGAGCAATTAAATTATATTTTTTGAGTCTTTCATTTGTATTAGAACATCCATCATTATAAAATCCGCTTTCAGTTGATAAAACTAATTCAACATTTTCATTTTTTCCAAAAACATCAATAAAACATTTAATTATTTCTTTAGTACTTTTACGATCACACCAAGCCCCAAAAACCAAAAATCTAAATTTATTATCATCATAATTAATATCTTTTGGATAATAAACAGTTGAATCAACCGCTTCGGGAACAACTTTTATTTTATTCTCGAACATTCCTTGTTCAATCAACATTTGACGTTGCCATTTTGAAGCGACCCAAACTTGATCAAATTCTTTCAATTTTTCAAAAAAATTTTCTGGGTATAATGAATTTTCCCAAACATTATAAGCTATTTTATATCCTTTATAAGAATCATAAAAATAATAATGATCTACAGTATTTAAAATAATATTGATATCAGGTTCAAAATTACTATCGTAATTATAAATCGGAAAATCTTTTCTTTGATTATTAATATCCCATAACGTTTGAAGATGAAGAAGATTTTTATCTAAATCCGAGGCATCGATTCCATGATAATCATAATCTGTACATGGATAACCTTTCCAATTTTTCCCTACTGTGAAATTTCTTATTTTTAAATTTACTTTTTCACTTAATTTTCTAAAAAACCCCTGTGAGTGAGCATTATATCCGGTCGTGCCGATGTGGCTTGTATGAGCTAAAACATTCATCCTAAAAATTTTAATAAATTATTATAAATAATTTTTCCAGTTTGTTTCTCGATTATTCTAACAGAAAAATCCTTAGATGTCAACAAACTTTCTTCTATAAAATCAATATAATAAAGCTGATAATCATAAATATTTTGATTATCAAGAGTCAAAAAAACTTGATTGTTTTCATTATCAAAAACCTCAAAATAAACTAATTGATTAAAAGTTTTAGAATTAAAAAATCCTTTTTTATGAAAAATTAAACTTTTTTTGCGTGTAGTATAATAACAAATTATTTCATTTTGCACTATAATTTGATTTAGATATTTATTTTTAATATCTTCAAATTCTTTAGCAGTTTTCATTTTATGGAAACATAATATATCATTTACGTGTTCTGGAAGTTTTTTATTAATTGATGATTCAATATTTTTACCGTATCCATAATTAGAAAAAATATCTAAATTATTTATATCATCAGTTTCTTCGATATCTACAGTGGGCAATGAATTAATATAATTATATTTCGCAAGTAATATATTATCGGCATCTTCATCATGAATTGCAAAAATTCCAAATTCTGTATTTTTATATTTTACATAAAGCTCAATAGCTTCGTTAAAAAAAGATAAAGACTTACTGTCATAAACAATAAAATTGGCTTTTCTTCTTGGAAATAAATAATTTTCAACACCAATCTTTTTACCCAAAATAGCAATAGGAGAAATGCATTGGCCACTATTTTGATAATTATTCACAACGATATAATCATAAAGATTTAAATTAAATAATGGATAATTTTCTAGTTGATTAAAATATTTAGTCACTGAATCACAATTGACAGTTAAAAATAAATCGGAATCGATATAAACCATTTTTTTATCTGCAAATCTTTCACAAGAATCTTTTAAAATGTAAGATTTTATATTTTTTATTAAATCTACATCATTTTTCGCATCAAAATCAAATCTAATCGATACAAATTGATCATCATTTAAATCTAAATCTTTAATGACATCAATTTTATAATCTATGGAGTAAATAATTATTTTTCTATTCGAAAACATACGCAATGAATTCAACATTTCTTTTGCAAATTGTTCGTAGTTTTTATCAAAATAAGTTACCCAATAAAAATCATCTTTTAATATTTTAGAGCAATACGTTTTTAAACAATCTTCAGTTTCAAAAAATTTTAAATCATTTTTAAAATAAAAATGAAATAATAATTTTTCTTCGTTATTTATATAAAGTTTTTTATTTTTTACAATAGAACAATCAAGATGTTTTCCATTTGAACCGACATTTATTAAGTGGCCTAGATCACAAATAGAAACATTATTTTGCTCTAGTATTTTTACTAAATATGTCTCATCCAATGATTGATATTTTGAATGTTGTAATAGTAATTTATAATCATTTATGTTTTTATAAAAAGTATTGAAAATTAAATTATTTTTCCATATACAAAATGGACCACGAATACCCGGAAAATAAACCTTATCTCCAATTGAAATAAATTCTTGATTTAAATGAGGTTCAAGCAAATTGTAAATATCTCCCCATAAAATATCGATATCATAAAATCCTACATAGTCATAATTCAAAAGATAATCACTAAAAATATCAGCATAAATTATTTTATGATCACAAAGTTTGTAAAAATTTGTTAACTCAATTTTAAAACCTAATTTTTTAAATATAAACTGCTTATATATTTCAGGGTTTAAATATTTTATCTTAATATTAGAAGCTGCATTTTGAAAAATTGAATCTTCCGATTGATCTGTAAAAAATAAAAAATCAATATTTTTTTGATTATTGCATGTTTGCAAATGAAATTTAAAATAATCCGGTAATTTTCCAAACCAAACTTGAATAAGACAAATTTTTTTCATTTATTTGATGAAATACCAAGAACCAAACCATTCTTCAGTAGTGTAAAATTTAGTATTTATTTCTGAACAAAATTCATCAACTGCTGGGTTCACACCAAATAAACCAGCATAATGAGGAAATTCATTGTTATTTTCAATTGCTGAAGCCCAAATATGTTTATCTTTTTTGTTTTCATGGAAATTAGGATCTGTATACCAATCTATTTTTAAATAATCATGACCAGCAACAACTCCACCTTTTCTTACTTTCGGATACCATAATGATATATCTTGTTTTATAAAATCGTATTGATGATTAGCGTCTATGTAAACAAAGTCTAGACTTTCATCATTAAACAAATCAAATGCATTTAAACTCGTAGCGCGAATTAAAAAACATCTATCTTGATGATTATTTATATTATCAACGCATTTATTTATGATATTATGGTAATTATTTTTATTTTGATGATAATTGTATTCTTTTTCGGAAATTTCATTCCATATATCAATTAAATATAATTTGCCACTCCATTTTTCTAAAATTGATTTGGCAAAAAAGCCTTCATGAGAGCCAATTTCGACACCTTTATTTAATAAGCGTTTTTCTTCGAATAAGTTAGTTAACTCTTCTCTTGTTTTATAAGCGCCTAAATTCATATTCTTAATTAATCGATATTTTATTTAAAAAATCAAAAATATTTTCTTCGTATTCATTATCAAACTCGGCAATAAGATTATTATCGATATCATAAAACATAAATTTGAATCTACCAACTAAATCTTTACGCAAAGAAATATAATAATTATACATGTATTGTAAGTTCATTTCTGTTTCATAAATTATTTCATTCAATTTATTAAAAACTTTAACCTTTGTATATATATCATCGAAAGGATGAGAAGCGTTTGTAAAATACATTCCATTTTTATTTTCTAACCAATTCAAAAGTGCAATTTCAGGATTTTTAAATCCAAAAAGAGTATTAATTTTATCGAAACCATCAGTACCGTTTCCATGAAAAACACAAGGTTGTGTATTAGTTATTTTGTTTAAAAATCTATTGTTTTGTTTTTCGAAATTCGATAGATTTTCAAAAATCAAAGATTGGAAAATTTGATTTTCAGTATCAGCTTTTATTTTTATATTATTTAACGTAGGAAAAGCAAAAATATTATATAAATATTGATCATCTGAAAGCAAACGAGTATCTGATAAAACTGCGTTCGAAAAATACGATAAAAAGTCCAAATATTTTTTTAACATTGCATTTTTAAATATCAAACATCCAGCATTGATAAAAGTATCATAAGAACAATAAGTTTTTAATTTTTCATCAGGCCAACAGTTCTTTTCGACAGAATGAAGAATATCAATATTCATATTCAAGAATTTCTGTTCTATCTCAAGGTCGGGCGCTACTGTGATAGTATCAAATGCGTCCACGCACATAATCACTTCATCATCAGGATAATCATCAAGAATTTTTCTTAATTTATTAATTTTTAAATCTAGATACGATATAAAAACATCATCATCAATATATAAATTATAATCGTTGCCGTTTTCTAAAAAACGATTGATGTTTTTACATAGAAATGGAAACTTAGGATGATCACGAAAGTTCTTATCAGCTTGCAGAATTATTTTCATTGTATTTATTATTCTTCGTCAATATATCATTTTTCAATAAATTTGTTGTTATATTTTAAATTTTTAGCGTAAATCATGCCGCTATCTTCATTAAAATATTTAATTTCATAAATAAAATTATTTTTTTCAAAAAAGTTTATTATTTTTTGGCATTGTCCGTGGTATTCTAAAACAATTTTATTAACATTTTCACAAATAAAAGATTCATTTTTATCTGTAAAAATATAATGTTCGCCGCCTTCACAATCTATTTTTAGAAAATCTATAAATTTTATGTCATTTAATTCAATAAAATTTAAGAAATCAATACCTTGAATTTTTTGGATTTTATAGTTTGAATGGATTTCTTGATTCGTTAAAATAAAATTTCTGCCATCAGTATCATCTAAAAGCATCAAATTTTTTTCTTCTGTTCTGTCTGAAATAGCATAATTATTAATAAAAATGTGTGGATAAATGTCAAAATGACTTTTTAATATATTTATGCATTCAATATTTGGTTCGCAGCAATATATTTTAGAAGCTTTATGCTTCATGGCATAATAAATAAATCCGCCAACATTAGAGCCAATATCAACAACAACATCGTTTTTATTTAATGGAGTTATTTTAGATTCATATATGTTTTCGCAAAAAATTTCACTAACTATTGTTTTATCAATATAATGGTTATAATAATTTAAAAGATAAGGAAATTTCTTTAATAAAGATAAATCTTGTTCTTTTTTGAGTTGAACTGTTTTATAGAAAATTTTTCCATTTTCGTGAAACATTTCGATGCAAACAGTATCTGAATAAGGCAATGGAAAAGCCGCCCAATAAATTACATCTTTAGAGAAACAAGCATTATACCAATACAAAGAAACATAAAACTTCGGATCGGAAAATTTTATTTTTATATTCTTGTTGCTGAATTCGTTATTTAAAAGTTTGAAATCTAATTTAACAGCTTGATTCTCTGTAATAACACAGTCAACAATAGAAAAATTATCATTAGTCATATAGTAAATAAAAAAGGTTAGTCTGATTCTTTCTCAATAAATTTCTTGATCATAGATGTAAAAAACTTCTCAAAGCCAATGTTTTTAATGCATTCGCTGATCTTTCTGCTCGCGACAAACTTACCAACAATCTCGCCCTCAAAACAATCATCTTCATCTTCTTCTGGTAAAGTAGTAAGCAGACTCAAGTCATCCACTTTCATGATGATGACCTCTATTGTAGTTATATCTTCGCCAAATTCAAGAAAAGGTATCTTCTTGCGGTAAACGCCTTCGGCGTCAGGGAGGGCGGCCATCCTTTTGCCCCGGCCATCCTTATATATTAATATATAATCCACATTTATAATCGTATTTAAGAGTGCGTTTTAAATAAATAAGTTTATGAGAAAAAAGAGCGTTTATTTTTTTTGATGTTCAATATATAAAGCAGATATAATGAAATGATGTTTTTTTGGAAAAAGGGGGGGGTATATGTATGTAATGTATATGATATATATGTATATATTGTAGGATTGATATAATGTATATGATTAAAAAAATTGGAGATTGAGGAAACCCTCCCCCCCCCGTAACGCAAAACTGCGTCAAGGGAAAAATTTTAGAAAAAGGGGGGAGGTTGGCACGATCCTTGCTCTCAGCAGTG